TCCACTCCTTCAATGCCACCCAGTCCTACTTGAAAGCATATGGGTGCAGTTATGCGTCGGCAATGACCAGCGCTTATGACCTCCTTAGAATTCCTAAGATTAAGGATGAAATACAGCGCCTTAAGGTGATAAAGAATGAAGCCATTCTTTTTGAGATTGATGATCTTGTGGAACTCCACATGCGGATTGCCGCCGCAAACATAGGCGATTTCGCTGATTTTGGGACACAGAACAGGATTAAACTGCACAATGGAGCGCCTGTCAAAATCAAGCTTCCAAACACAGAAGACACCATTACGCTGAAAGAGAAGGTCAACTATGTTTATTTTAAGGACAGTGGTTCAGTTGACGGTCAGCTCATAGCGGAGATATCCCAGGGCAGGGACGGCGCTAAAATCAAGCTGCGCAACCAGGAAAACTCCATGCGTTTTCTCGAGCGGTATTTTGAAGCCAATCCGATGGACCGGCACAAAAAAGAATATGATCAAATGCGGTTGAGGCTGGAAATGTTGAGACTGGAAAGCACTGCCCAGCCAGAGAACACCGGGGAACCCGCCGAAAGCGATTCGTTCTATAATGCCCTATTGGATGCCACGGAAGGTGTGTGGAACGATGGGGAAGAATGACTATGCATGGTTTGATGAGCGTGTCTTAAAGATCAGAAAGGCTTTATCTCAAGCCAAAACACGCCGCGTTAAAGAAACGGCTTTTGAGTATAAGCCTTTCAGCGTCAAGCAGAAGAAAATCCTCACCTGGTGGGTGGAGAATTCCCCTGTGCAGGACATGGACGGCATTATCGCGGACGGCGCTATCCGCAGCGGCAAAACCATGTCCATGTCCCTCTCCTTCGGCCTGTGGGCCATGCACTGCTTTGACAAGCAAAATTTTCTTATATGCGGCAAAACAATAGGCTCCCTGCGCCGCAATGTTATCTTTGACTGGAAACGGCAGATGAAATCCCACGGCTTTTCCATCAAGGAGCAGCGCACCGATAATCTTCTCATCGTCACCAAGGGTCAGAAAATCAATTATTTCTACCTGTTTGGGGGCAAGGATGAAAGCTCACAGGATTTGGTTCAGGGCATCACCGCCGCCGGTGTTTTCTTTGATGAGGTAGCGCTACAGCCCGAAAGCTTTGTCAATCAGGCCACAGGCCGGTGCTCTGTGTCAGGCTCAAAATTTTGGTTTAACTGCAATCCGGAAGGCCCCTTCCACTGGTTCAAAGTGAACTGGATCAACCGCATATCCGGCATGGATCCCGATGCAGTATTTGATGAAGAAAACCCGCCTAAAAAACTGGTTTACCTTCATTTCACAATGGATGATAACCTAAGCCTGTCGTATGAAATCAAGCAGCGGTACCGTTCCATGTATAGAGGTGTATTTTATCAGCGCTTTATCTCCGGGCTCTGGTATGTAGCCAGCGGCCTAATCTATGACATGTTTGATAAAGACATACATACGAAAGGAATGGCGCCGGAGGCGTGCCGGCGATATGTCGCTGTTGACTACGGTACCACGAACCCCACGGTTTTCCTTGCTATTGCCGATGATGGGAAAAGGGTATTGGTTGAGAAGGAATATTACTATGACAGCATAAAAGAGGGAAAGCAAAAATCAGATACCGATTATGCGGATGATTTTGACAAGTTCATTGAAGAGTGGGGGCATAGGCCGCTGAAGGTAGTTATAGACCCGTCAGCGGCCAATTTCAGGCTGGTATTAAGGAGAAGGCATTACCGCGTCACAGAGGCGGACAATGATGTTTTGGATGGGATCAGAAAGGTCAGCTCCATGTTGGCGCTCGACAATTTGTATGTCAACGAAAGCTGCACAAATACAATCAAGGAATTCTATAGCTATACATGGGACACCAAGGCCGCTGAATCCGGCGTGGAGAAGCCTGTGAAACAGCAGGATCATGCAATGGACGCGCTGCGTTATTTCATAAACACAGTCCTAAAGGACAGGAGGTTTACTGTGAAGTGAGTAAGAAAAGAAGAAAGCGAAATCCTGTTCGGGATTCAACGGCCTCAAAAAACACTCCGGCCACTAGAAAACGAACCGTTGATAGCTTTAGCAATCCGGCGGCACGGCTTGGCTTTGGCACCCCAAACATGCTGGATTCTACTGAGTATGTCCGGGAGTTCATAACCAGAGATTTCATCACACTTAACACGTTATTTCGGCAAAACTGGATTGTTAAGCGGGTGATCGAAACTGTACCACAGGATATGCTTAAAAACTGGTATAAGATCGATTCGCAGATTAGCCCCGACGCGTTGAAAAAGTTGTCCCGGTTGGAACGCACAACGGGCATCAGGGCTAAAACTTTGGATGCGCTCAAATGGGGACGTCTCTACGGAGGTGCGGCGGCTGTTATGATGATCGAGGGTCACGAGGACATACTGGATCAACCGTTGGACTTTGACCTTATTATGCCGGACAGCTTCAAGGGCTTGCTCGTATTCGACCGCTGGAGCGGAATCAACCCGGATGGCATTAGCCTTGTGGGTGATGTGTCGGATCCGGATTTCGGGCTGCCGGAATTCTATACGATTTCCGATGAAGCGTTGGGTATTGGCCTGCGTGTGCATCACAGCCGTGTTCTACGCTTTATTGGCACGAAGCTGCCGCCAGTGGACGAGATCACGGAAAACTACTGGGGCGCGTCTATTGTAGAGCCAATTATGCAGGAGCTAAAGAAATACGACAACACTTCGTTTAATGTGGCTATGCTTGTTTTTAAAGCGTGTGTACGCATCTATGCCATGAAAGACATCGACCAGATTGGCGTTATGGATGAAGAGGCCCTTGAAGAGCTCTACAATACATTACTTGGCATGAACTGGATGATGTCTAACCAGGGGTTACAGATCATCGGCAAGGATGATACATTTCAGACGCATCAGATCTCGTTTTCCGGGTTGGACAAGGTTCTGGAAACCTTTATGCTCGACCTGTCCGGCGCGGCGGGGATTCCAGTAACGAAGCTGTTTGGCCGTTCCCCAGCGGGTTTAAACGCCACCGGTGAAAGCGATCTCCAAAACTACTATGACAGTATTGAGGAAATGCAGGAAAGTGAACTGCGTCCGGTCTTTGACCGTTTGCTTCCGGTAATGTGTATGAGCGCATTTGGAGCTATCCCGGAGGACTTGGAGTACAGTTTCGTGAATTGCCGTCGGCCCACTGAGGAAGAAAAGAAAAATATCGCTACTCAAGTAGCAAACGCGATTGTTGCCCTAGTCAATGCCGGTATCATCTCCAAGAAAACCGCCCTCACTGAGTTGCGCAACAGCGAGGAAATGACGGGCATGTGGGCCAGCATATCAGATGAGATAATCAGTCAGGCTGATAACGGAAATCCTGCGTTTGGTGAAGACCTACCACCTGGGCTTCTCAGTAAGATTCTCGAGATTACTATGCCGCCACCACAGGAGGAGGCACAAGCCGCATGAAATGGCAGTATCAAAGTCGGGTAGAAAAAGAGCTTGAGCGAAATATGAAAGCTCTCTTTCAGCAGATAGTGGTTGCGATTGGGAAAGAGACTGACCCGGCCACCATCGGCCGCAAGCTGAAAATTATCTCAAACCAGCCACAGTTCCATCAAACCGCTATGAGCATGGCGCTGACTATGACCGCAAAGGTAAACGCGGCCACAGCAAAGTCGTGGCGGGAAGCAGCACGCATGGCAGGCCGGGGCAATGACATCTATACCAGTATCTTTGCGTCTTTGCAGGATATCCCGGGATTCTTTGAGGCGGTTCGAGCGAATGCCGATTACATCCGTAGTGTGCCTACTGATATTGCAGACTGGATTACTGATAAGGTGCAGGCGGAAAGTCTGAAAGGGCGGCGTGCTTCAGATGTTGCGGTCGATATCCTTGAAAAATACCCTAGTATGCTGGAATCAAGAGCGCAGTTGATCGCACGCACGGAGGTAAGCAAAACACAGTTGGCCTTAACGCAAGCCCGCTGCGCCAATCTTGGTATTGACTGGTATGTCTGGAGGACATCAAGGGATAGCCGTGTGCGTAGCTCACATGATGATATGGAAGGTGTTCTTGTGGCATGGAACGATGCGCCCAGCCCTGAAAAGCTCTTTCCTCATCCGGAAGCAAAGCCTTATGGTAATTACCACGCAGGCGGGACTTTCAATTGTCGCTGTTACCCTGAGCCGGTGGTTGACCTGGCATTTGTCTCTTTCCCGGCCAAGGTTCACCGCAACGGCAGGATTATTGTTATGACCCGCGCGGAGTTTGCAAACCTATTAGAGGAAGAGAGATTTGCAGCATGAATATGTAGGCGACTATATTATATTTATAATCAACTTAATAATTTTATCTGTCAATGGTTCAAGTAAACT